TTTACTAGCGGTTATATCTTATTTTCTCAAAGATGTGTATAAGTCTTTTCAAAAGCTAGAGAGGAAGCACGAAGAAATGAACGAGAAAGTAATAAAAATAGAGTCTAAAGTAGAACGACTAACGGAGAAACTACCTGACGATATTGAAAAGCTTGAGAAGATTATAGAGAATCAGTTGGTTTACTTTGATAAACAAATCGAAGAAATTAAACGAGCAGTAAGACATTCCGAAGCAAGTATCAAAACTGTAAGTGCTGCGTTTGTAGAAATACTTGAGAGAATAGAAAGAGTAAAATGAGTAGACTATTTAAAGACGGATTAATAACAACTATCATAGGTTTATTGATCATACTAACTTCGGTATTCACTTGGGTACTTACAGAAGTGGAAGCTTCAGATGTTGTTATAGTCGCTGGTATTGGCTCGGGTTTACTATTCCTTAAAGATAAACACATCGGAATAAAATGAGAATAATCTTAGACGCAGGACACGGAGGTATAAGTCCGTTTAATAACGAGTACGTAACACCCGGTAAACGCTCCCCTAAAAAAGAGGATGGAACACAATTCTATGAGGGAGTGAATAACCGTATCTTAGTAGACCTTATTTACGATGCGTTAATAGATAACGGCTTTGATGTTGTTAAGTTAGTCGATACTTGGAAAGATGTTCCACTATCTGAGCGAGTACGCAAAGCAAACGAACTCCATAGAGAAAAAAAGAGTTTCCTTATATCTATACATTCGGATGCGTTTGGCAATGGTCAGGAGTGGACGAGTCCTAAAGGTATAACCGTATTCACATCTAAAGGCGAAACGAAAAGCGATATACTTGCTCGGTGGTTTCATCAGGAACTAGCGTGTAACTTCGATGGAATAAGTCCTGACAGAGGAATCAAAGAAGCGAACTTTTACATACTCTCAAAGTCTCGTTGTAGTGCTTTATTATTGGAATTAGGCTTTCATACTAACCGTGAAGAGTTGAGACTTATGGAGGGCGAAGATTGGAAGCATAGAGTAGTGAAATCTATTGTAGACGCTTGTAGTATAATCGAGTTGAAAGGATATTAAAAAAGGGAGCAAGACTTTCTCACTCCCTAACCTAAAACTTATAAACGCAAGGCAAATATAATAATATTGGTATATTGCAAATAAAACGCTATGAAAAAAACCAAAGCATTAGCACTATTTTTCTTTTGGAGTTTAGCACTAATCGGTATCATCTACCTGGCTAACTCTTGCTCTCCTGACTATCACTTAAAGAAATACAAAAAGAAAGGCGGTAAGATAACTTGCGAAGTCGATACGATTAAAGTATACGACACAATAGTAACGCCAAATGATACTATCGTAATCATTAGAGATTCTTTGATCCTGAAGACCTACACAAACACGATTACTAAGTACGAGGTAAGATACGACTATAAGCGTTTCAGAGACTCTCTAAAGGCGGTTAAATCGATGTATAAGGATAGCGTAAAGACCGTAGTAAAAGAGAAGCGTATAGAAGGTAAAACGATAGTGCGTACTGAACGAGCAAAAGGTAAGTGGTGGCTATGGTTGCTTATAGGTATTGTAGTAGGTTATGTATTACAACCTATTCTAACTATTATAGGTGCTTTTAAAAATCTACCTACACGATGACACATAAAAGACTTTTCTACGATATAGAAACCTCGTTCTGTCAAGGTCACTTTTGGAGACCGGGATATAACCAAACCATACACCCACACCAAATAATTAAACACGCTCAGATTATCTCTATACATTGGAAGTGGGAAGGCGAAGAACAAGTACATAATCTTGACTGGGGATTAAATAAACAATGTGACAAATCACTACTAAAAAAGTTCATTAAGGAACTACGCAAAGCGGACGAGGTGATCACACACAACGGTAAGAGATTCGATACTCCTTGGCTCAGGACTAGAGCAGTTTACCACGGCTTAGATTTTCCGCATACACTAAACGAAATAGATACCTACAAACTAGCTAAGAAGTATTTAAACCTACCTAGCTACTCACTAAAGAACGTATGTGACTACTACGGACTAGAAGCAAAGAAAGACGCAGGAGGTATAGATACTTGGGTTAACGTTGTCTATCATAAAGACAAAGAAGCGTTAGATCATTTATTATACTACGGAGATGGGGATATTATTTCACTCGAAGCCGTATTTAATAAGCTACGTCCTTACGTTAAGCCAAATATGCAGTATGCGGTACTACGTGGAGAAACTAAATTCCATTGTCCTGAGTGCGGTAATTTGCCACATTATAAGAGTATGTATACAACCGCAGCAGGAACTATCCAACACTATCTACAATGCTCAGACCGTAAAGAGTGTAGAACTCAGTTCAAAGTAAACAATAAAACTTATCAAGATTATATCCAATATAAGCTAGTCAACGGAATTAAATAAGTATATTTACGCATCAATCTTTTTTCATAGTTTAAAGGCGTATCTCTCGGGGTGCGTCTTTTTTTATTGCATATCGCGATTAAAAATAATTTAATTTTTTTTTGATAAAATTTGTTTTTGTTGAAAACTTAGTTACCTTTGTTATGTCGGTGTTCGACAAATAACTAAAACAAAAGCTATGAAAATTTACATTTTAACAGAACGAGCAAAGAGCAACGGAGGCTATCACGATAGAATAGTAGGTTGTTACGAGTCTTACGATTATGCCGTAATAGAAAAGGCTAAGCTATCTAATGCTAATCCGCTTAACTTCTTTTACATTAACGGAGAGGAACTAATACAAGGCGAGGTTAGTACTTGGGAACAAGATGGAGAAATCTCCCTAAAGAATGAAGACTTCGAAACTATAGCAGTAGTTGACTTCATCTTAGAGGAAGAGCATTACCATTACGAGAAAGATGTAACCGCTCACGGTATAGTGATATGGGAGCAAGTATCTAAGTGGGAAGCTGATAATGTTAGTATCTTTGACTCTTCACTTGACGAGTTAGGTTTATCCGATGAGTTAACACGTGAGATTAACAACCAAGTAGATAATGAAGTAGAACGATTAAACGAAGAGAGATGACACCAAAAGAAAAGGCAAAAGAGTTATTTGATAAGTACTTCGACTTATACATAGATTATTTAACTTGTAAAAAATGCGCACTTATAGCAGTAGATGAAATATTGCACGAAATAATTTATAAGAATCCAAGTGCAAGTGCATTATCAAGAATTAACTACTGGGAAGAAGTAAAAGAAGAAATAGAGAAACTATGAAAATAAAGGGAACAGTTGAGGAAGGTCTTTATACAGAGTTAATGGATGTAGAGGGAGATGAGTTTGTTGTAAACTTTGATTTTGATGGATGTGCTACAATTAAAACAAAAGAATTAACATATTTAAAGCTAACCTCAGAAATGCTTAGAGACTTAGCATACACAACTTATATAGCTGACAAAAAATATGAAAACGAATTATAATCGAAAAACTATGAAAGTAAGCAAGAGATTTTTAGACGCAGTATTACCTGAGAGAATGAGAGGTAAGCAAACAGATAACGAATACATACCAACTAAGCAACCTATTCGAGTATCTAAAACAGTAAAGCCTGAGAGCGAGGCAACCTTTAACGAGGTATTCATAAACGCTCATAGAGAAAGTAACAAACTTAAATTCAATAAATAATAAGCTATGAAAAATGCAGAAATCGTGGACGTAATTCCACAAAGCAACCAACTATTTAAAGCGTTGGCAGACTTCCAGCAAGAGTGCCCGGTAATCCACAAAGGTACTAAAGGACACAACTATTCTTATGCAGACTTGCCAACTATCTTTGAAGTGATCAACCCACTACTTAAAAAGCATAAGTTGGGATTCACTCAGGAACTAGACGGAGGTGCTTTAGTTACTACGATCTTTCACGTAGAGACGGGAGAGTTTAGAGCATCAAGAGCAGACATTCCGGTACAAGAATTACGAGGAATGAACATTTATCAGTCATTCGGTAGTGCCTTGACCTATTTTCGTAGGTACTGCATCTCTTGTTGTCTCGGGATTGTGACAGATACGGATTTAGACGCAGCAGGACAACCTAAACAAAAAGGTAAACCAACCTTAACTGATGAGCGTTTCCAAAAGTCGCTTGATGCAATTAAGTCAGGTAACTACGATGCGGAGTCTTTAAAGAACAACTTTACTTTGACTCCTGACCAACTTAAACAACTGAAATAATGAAGCCACAAGAAGAATTAGACTACTTGAAAGGCTTTATACAACTATCTAAGGAGGAAGCGGTAAAGCGTGACCTCCTAGAAGGTTTCCTTTCAGACCGTAATAAATGCCTTTACTTAGATGCGGATAGTATCCTATTTAAAGTAGCACACAACCACGTAGATACTGAGTTAGATTTTGCTGAAATGTACGAGCAATACCACGACCAGGTTAGACAGATAGTTAACCGTATTGAGGAAGAAGGTTTCGTTATTGACTACGTAACCCACTTCTTTTCTACTTGTTCTAAGAACTTCCGGTATGAGATAGATTCTACGTACAAAGCAAACCGAGAGAAGACACCTTTAACTGAAATAGTAAAGCACTTCAAATGGTATGTGATTAGTGTACTAGAAGCAGAAGGAGAGTTAACAAAGTATTCAGATACCTTAGAGGCTGATGACTTGATCGCTTGGGCAGTAGAACTAAACGAACAATACTACCCAATAGTAGCAAGTATAGACAAAGACCTTAAGCAAATACCCGGTGCTCATTTCGACTACTACAAAAAGAAGATAGGCGAAGACGAACAAGGAAACGTTTTAACGGACTTTCGTGGCTTTTCCTATACTACACCCCAAGAGGGTTACGAAATGCTCTTAGAATCGCTCTTAATAGGCGATACGAGCGACAACATCAAAGGAGTTAAAGGTATTGGCAAGGTAAAAGCTAAAAAGTTATTAAAGGAACGCAACAACTTCGGAAAACTGAGAGCCGTAGTTGAAGCGTATGGAGATAGTAAAAGACTCAGAAACAATATCAAATTAATGAAGCTATGAAAGCAAGAAACAAACAAGAACAAGTACAGAAAGTATTTGAAATGCTGAAGACATTAAACGTATTACTTAGTTATAATGGTAATATATCTTTAAATGACTTCCTGACTAAGCAAGGTGTGAGCCATACTTATGCTAGAATTATGAAGGAAAAAAAGATAATTAAAGAGAGTAATCGTATAGGTGGTAGAGGAAAGCAAAAGACATACGAATGGAATACAATACCGCCAAACATAAAAATGGCTGAGGCTTTAGCGGATGCTACTTTTAATTATCAGCATATTCAGAATATTAAAAACAGAGATGCAAGAAAAGCTAGTTTATCAGCTACTGAACTACGAGAGCAAGTACAAATTACAACAAAAAAGCAAGAGCCAAAAATAGATATAGCAACTAATAAGCATACTAAAAAAGTATCTATACTTTGGGGAATGTTTAAATTTGAAAAACAAATAAATAAATAAAATGGAACAGAAAACAATTTACATCGGTAGCGGTAAAAAGCAAAAGGATAACTGGCTAAAAAGTAGCCTATGTATATCCGACATTCCTAAAGAACATACTTTCGAGTATAACGGGAAAACTTACGTAAAGGTTAGCATCAACGTAAAGGACGCACCCGACCAATACGGTAAGGACGTATCTATTACGGTCGATACTTGGAAGCCTGATGCTGAACCAATCGAGGGAATCTCTAAAGAAGATAAAGACGATTTACCATTTTAGTTACTCCGGGGAGAGGTTAACTCTCCCCTTAATTTAAAACGCTATGAATAACGAGATAGAAAAAGCATTACAGATAATAGAAGAGTACGACTTAAGAAGTAAAAGTAGAAAGCGAGAACTTGTTTATAAAAGAGCGTTCCTTACTAAGTACCTAAGAAGCTACGGAATAGCATTGCAAAAGATAGGAGATATGCTAGACAAGAATCACGCTACTTGTTTTCATTACATTAAGGTGTTCGATATGTACAAAGAAGATGACTACTTCTTATTATTAGTTAACCCATTAGATGAGATGTTGTACTTTAATGAGAACAGTCTTAAACTAGATGACCGGAACTACAAAAGAATAACTATCTATAAAACAGACTTCGATTACCTAAAAGAAATAAAGCAAGAGAGCGAAAGGTACTCTGATGTATTTAACAGATTAGTTGAAAATAGAAAACAAATTTTTTAGATATTAAGCAACCTTTTGATTAATTTTACGTCATTAAAGAGAGGTTAACCCTAGCTAGGTTGTAATGAGGTTTACTGACTTCCTCCCCTCTCATCTTTTTTTAAGTCAGTTAAAAAGTTAGAAATATGGCAGAAGGAAAAAAGTCCTTTGTTGCGTACTCAGATTGGCGCGATACATTCAACGAACTTAATGATGAGGATGCTGGTAAGCTGATTAAGCATATCTTTGCATACGTAAATGATGAGAACCCTACAACAGATAGTGTAGTAGTTAGGGCAGTATTCGCTCAGATAAAAAACACTTTAAAGCGTGATCTACAGAAGTGGGAGAAGCAGTTAGAGCAACGAAGAGAAGCAGGTAAGAAGTCTGCTAAAGTTCGCTCAACGAAAAAGAACGACCGTTCAACGACCGTTAACGAGCGTCAACGAAATTCAACTGATAGTGTAAGTGTAAGTGTTAATGTAGATAAACAAGTTATCTTTAATAAGTGGCTTTCTTATCGAAAAGAAATGGGTAAGCCTATCAAAGTCAAAAGCACACTAACCAACCTAATAAACAAATTTAATTCTGAGCCGTTAGAAAAGGTTGAGTATGTAGTTAACGCATCTATTGAAAGTGGTTGGCAAGGTTTATTTTGGGATAAATATGTAGAGAAACCTAAACAACCAATAAACAACGGACTGCAAAAACCACAGAAGTTAAAAGATTTATATGACTAAGAAGATATACAGAGCATCCGATGTAAAAGAAGAAATGCTACACGGATACAGAAACGGAAAAGAGAGAGGCTCTACTACTCATATTCAAAGAGTTGACGATGTTTGGACTTGGAGAAAGACAGACCTAACCATTTGGACGGGTTACCAAAACGAGGGTAAGTCGCTTTTTATGGAGCAGTTAATGACGTTGAAGAGTTACTTCGATGGATGGAAGCACGGAGTATTTAGTCCTGAGAACGTTCCGGTAACAGACTTCTACGATAACATCATAGAGATGCTGATAGGTAAGAGTTGCGATCCACACTACGCAAATAACTTGATGAGTGAATCTGAGTACTTGACTGCAATTGATTTTGTAGATAAGCATTTCTTTATCGTTTATCCCGATGACATTTGGACTATTGATAATATACTAGAATGCTTTAAGGAGTTAAAGACAGATGAGAACGTAGATACTGTTACGATAGACCCATACAACAAGATATACCATTCACTTAACGGGGAGCGTGGAG